GATCAAAAGATCAACAGCTACTTCCAAACGCTTTTTGCAATCAAAATAGAACGCGAATCTCAGCTGCTCTAACTCAACTTGTTACTTACTCTAAATGGATTACCTCACAACCGCATTCAACCGAATCACACACTGGTTCACAACACCTACCGATTTCGAATATATTGGGAACTTCTCCCTACCTCCAGGCTTGCTCCGTGTCAATGACACTGCAATTTCTAATCATAAGAAAACTCTGGAACATTCTTTCAGCAAATACCTCTGTGCTGATGAGATTCATCTCATCACTAAAGAATACCGTCGATCTGATATCGATCTTGATTCAATTCTTGACGACTTCTTCTCTGGCGATGTTGAAAAATTTGAAATTCCATTCGACGAACACGTCGAAACAGGTTTACGCTGCATGGCTGACGCCTTCCGTCCGCCAAGACTCTGCCGCCCAGCTCACATCCTTGATGTGAAGCATCACTACCCTTACAAGTGGAACGTCAATGCAGAACCACCCTTCTCAACTGACGAATACTTCCTCACACAACGTAAGACCTTCGGTGAGTTTATACGCATGCATGAATACGAACACATTGATAAAGCCGACTTCTTTCGTCGCCACCCTAACCATGAATCCCATGACCTCCTTCAAACTATCGTACCTCCAAAATTTGGCTATCTAAAGTCAACTATTTTCTCTTGGACCCGTCGATGGCACCACGTCATTAAAGATGGATTTAAGGATAGCTCCGGTCTACAAACGAATGGATACCTATACAATCGGTTTATCTTTCCCATGCTCCTACACACCAAAACTGCAATTGTCAAACACAATGATCCCAACAAGATGCGAACCATATGGGGCGCTTCTAAACCTTGGATTATTGCTGAGACTATGCTCTACTGGGAATATATAGCTTGGATCAAACTCAACCCTGGCACCACACCTATGCTTTGGGGTTACGAAACCTTCACCGGTGGATGGTTCAGACTGAACCACCAACTATACTGCGGAATGATCAAACATTCCTTCCTCACCCTGGATTGGTCACGCTTCGACAAACGAGCGTACTTTCCACTCCTACGTAGAATACTCTATCCTGTACGATCCTTCCTCACATTTGACGAAGGTTATGTACCGACACATGCAGCACCGTACCACCCACAATGGAATCACGAAAAAGCTTTGCGACTTGAACGTCTCTGGCTCTGGACACTTGAAAACTTATTCGAGGCACCCATCATACTACCTGATGGACGCATGTACCGACGCCACTTTGCCGGAATACCATCCGGATTGTTCATAACTCAACTGCTAGATTCCTGGTACAATTACACTATGCTCGCTACCATTCTAAGCGCTCTAGGCTTCGACCCTAAACAATGCATCATTAAAGTACAAGGCGATGACTCAATAATCCGTCTGACTGTTCTAATTCCACAAGAAACCCACGAACGTTTCATGGCTCATCTGACTCACCTTGCCACGTACTACTTCAATGCTATTGTCAATGTCAAGAAGTCCGAAGTAGCCAATACACTTAATGGTCGTGAAGTACTCTCTTATCGCAATCACAACGGTTTCCCTCACCGTGATGAGATCAACATGCTTGCTCAATTCTATCACACTAAAGCAAGAGATACCACACCTGAGATAACCATGGCTCAAGCAATAGGTTTCGCCTATGCTAGCTGTGGCAACCACAACCGCGTATTATGGGTACTTAATGACATATACAACTACTACAAGGACCAAGGATATTCACCTAATCGTGCTGGCCTGACTCTCACCTTTGGAGACTCACCTGACCTTTTTGTTCCTGAAATCCCCCTTGACCATTTTCCTACAAAGAAGGAGATCCGTCGTTACCTGACGGCTTCTTCCTACATTAACGAAGCTCAAAACGCTCGGACTTGGCCCAGAGACCTGTTTATTAACAGGCCTGCCGAGTAAAGCCGATCGCTTTGTTTGTTATTTTC